AGGTTGCCCCGCCAGAGAAGTCGAAGCTGACTGCTATCTGTGCGGGTAGGCTCATAAGAAGAATCCAGAGTAACGCTCTAGTTGTGCCACCTTGCCAGAAGATAGAGAACTGTTCTGTAGGTTGCGGGCAATAGTCTCGGTGAGGTCTTGCTCGGCGATTACTGATCCTTGAACTGTGACATAGACATTGGTGTTCTGTGGGTTGCCCTGCCCGTAGGTAAAGTTACCAGTCGGTATTGTTCCCGCGTTCGTGGATGGTAGTGATGGTCCTTGAACTGCTCCGTTGGTTGCAATGACCCCTAAGTTGGGTGGAGTAAAGCCTTGAACAACCCCAGAAGTCGGTGCTACTGCTGCGCCACCATTGGTTGAGAAAGTAGGGAACTTAAGGCTATCCAGCTTCTTTTGAAACTCCATAATCCATTCATCGAGGAAGGCAAATGGGTTCTTAATCTTGGCATCGCCAATAGTTAGGAAGTACTTGTACAACCCGCCTGTGGCGTCCTGCGCCATAAGAATCTCGCGGGTGAGGTTTTTAGCCAGAACGTCATTCTCGTTTAAGATGGCAAGCTGCGCTCTAATGCGGGTGCGCTCTTCTTCCGACAACTTGCCCTTGAGTGCTGCGATTAGCTGAATCTGCTCTTGGTCAAAGACTGTGCCAGCCTTCTTAAGAGCTGCTTGTTTCTTCTGCTCGGCTGTAAGTTTCTTAGTTTCCTTGAGTTGGTCTTGAGCAACTTTCTTTGCTTGTGGATCGTAGATAGTTCCAAGAGACCCGCCACCAAAGAATCTACCAGCGCGAGGACGTGGACGTGTGGATGCGCCCAAGTCCTGCAATGCCTGAATACCTAAGACTTCCTTAAAGTAGATTTTAACGGCGTTGCCAATCTTGCCGACTGCCCCGCCACCAATACCGCCAAGGTTAGATAACACGACTGCCTGACCACGAATGACATCTGAAGTGGCAGTTGCCAAGTCGCTCATGGCTGTAGTGGCTTTCTCAATGTCTCTTGTGCCTTCGCCACCTAGCAAAGCCAAAGCATCAAGCAAACCTTCGCCGATTGTCTCGCGGGCATCCTCGGCTGCGTTAGCCAACAGGGTCATTTGACCAATAGGAGTATCGCGTAAGCTCTTATTGAATCCTTTGTAGGTAGAGTCCAAGACATCTACAATGGCAGCAGCGCGCTGGGATTCATTGCCATTCTTAATTAACTTCTTTGTGTTATCGTCAATCACAAAGCCAACGCGGGTAAGAGAAGTGAAGTTACCATTAAGGGCTTGAGCCAAGCCATTGGTCATCATCTTGAACTCTTCTGTGCTAGCAGTTGCGCCCTTCTCTGCTGTTACATAATCGAGAATGGAAGGGGTAAGGGCTTGGATAGTTGAAGCCTGAAGATTAAAGGTAGCCAACTGTGATTGGATTTGAGTGATATTGCCCTTGCTAACTACGCCAAGGTTTTCCAATGCTTTTGACTGATTGTTCAAAGATTGGATTTGTGCGTTGCTTGCGCCTGTGCCAACCTTCATGAGACGAGTTAAGCGATCCTGCTGGGCTTGCATTTCCGCAAAGGCTCTGACTGACACCTTGCCAAAGTTAATTACCTGCGCTGTTGAATAGGTTACTCCGAAAGCACCCGCAAGGTTTCTAAGGCTTTTAGTAAGCTTGACAGCAGCAGACTCGGCTTTCTTAAAACCGCGTGTATCGGCTTTAGAGCCGATGGATATAGTCTCTCTTACTTCAGCCATTATGCTGCCTTCCTTGAAGTAGCCTTTTTGACATTGGCTCTAAACTCTCTGATTGCTGTGTCTATCGCTTTCAAGGCTGCGCCTTCTGCCCTGCCTTGACTGTTAGCCCAAGCGCGGTAAATCAAACGACCACGACCTTTAAGACTAGATACAAGCGGCGGCAGGTTTTCAATAAAGGTCTTACCCGCAGTAGGGTTATTCGACTTGCTAAATTTGTTGGAAGAATAACCAGCTTTAGAACCTACCCATGGCTGACCTTGAGGATTGGCTCGTCCTGCTCCTTCGTAAATAGCACCGACTCGGCTCTTGTTCTGGATGCGAGCCATAGAGCTGAAGCCGTTGGAGTTAATTCTGCTAGGGGTTGTGCTGTAGGTAATGCCAGACTTAATCTCACTAGAGTTAAAGGCTGGAAACGCACCTACATTAGAGGAGCGCCTAGCCCAGCCACTCATAGGAGACACAGCAGGTACAAAGCCTTTTGCTTGTGCTACAACTGGCTTTAAGGCTTTAGTCAGTTCCTTCTTAAGAGCTTGCTCTAGGTCAGGAGTGAAGCGACGCATTGCTTTGCGTAAATCAGCGTTTCCGCGTATTTCTATTCGCATCGCTTCGCTCCTTTGCTAAATCTTTTAATACCTGTACATGAGCCTTGAAAGCCATCGTAGGAAGTTCCACGATGGTGTTGAACGGAACTCCATACTCGTAACTTAATCTAGCTGCGAGATAGGTGAGGGAGTTCCGATCTAGCCTAAAGGGTCAGACTCTAGAACCTCGACACTCTTGAGAGTACCAAGGAAGTCCTCGCCAAAAGGCTTGACCACTTCACCTGAGCGGCGGATGGCTTCCCAGCACAGCCAATAAACATCAGATTGCTTCTGATCTTCAATGAGTGCTTTATGAAAGCCTTTCTTAGCATATTGCTCAAAGGAATACTCTAGAAGCGGAGTTATCTCGAACTCCTGCACCTGTCCGTCTGCCCTTGTTACTTTGAGTTTTGCCATAGCCCTTATCTCCTTCTTACGCTGTTGTGATGGCGATTTCGCCGTTTACGTTCCAAGTAACTGATTGAGTTGAAAGGTCTCCAACTGCGCCGTTAATTGGTGTTGTGTTATTGACCAAGCATGACATAGTGTATAGCGGATTTGTCGCTGATACTGTTGTGTTGAGCTGCTTAACTGTGACTGTTGTGCTCTCACCCCAACGGCTGTTGAGTGTCTGAAGTGTCTTTGATGTTGCTTCATCGTTAAAGAAGTCGATTGTAATGCTTGAAGCTTCCAAGCCCTTTACATAACGTCTTCCAGAATCGCCCATCGCAGTGATGTCCAATTCTTCGAATGATCTGTTGATAGTAACGCTGCTTACCAATGATGAGAGGTCTACCGCGTTTACAGTAAGAACCACTCCGTTGCTTAGATATACTGACACGGCTTATTCCTCTTCTTTCTTTGCTGTTGGCTTTGTTTCTGGCTTAGAAGCAACCTGACCGATTTTAGTCAGGAAGGCTTCGTTATCTTTTTCCCATTTTGCTAAATCGGTCATGATTTAACTCCATTCCGTTAAGGTGCTGATTGCAATGTCGCAGCTCAGCAAGTCTCCTGTTGGCAGGTTTAGAACCTTTGGGCTGCTTACGCTTCCCACGTTGAACACGATTGTTGAGGCATCCAAGAGCTGGAATACCCGCACTACATCGTCTTCAATTCCTGCAAGGTTTCCCTGATTGTCCAATAACGGCACAAGGATAGTAATAGTAAAATTGGCTAATGGCGCGACTGATGTGCGGTCATTGTTTGTAGGTGTGATGTATGGATCGGCAGGGCTCAAGATTAGGCTGTTAGCAATAGGCGTAGCAGGTGGGAACGAGAACACGCTCCACTTGGTATTGTCAGTAAGTGCCGAGGCTATAGAAGCTCGAAGGGTTGTTATCGCTGGCATCAGCCCACCATTGAGTTAGGGCTTAGGTAAGGTGCTAGTAAGCCACGAACGCGAGCCATAAGTTGATTAGACATGGTGTAAGGGCTTGGTGCATAGCCGTCAATACTTACGCCCTGACCTGTTGGCGCTTGACGCGCTTGCCAAATTGCTACAGAAAGCATAAGGCTGGCTTCCTGAATAGCAGGGATGGTTGTGTAGTCAACGTAAGTATCTGCTGATGCTTTGCCGTAAGGGTTAATTGGGTGGTAAGGCGCAGCGACATTGTTATTGCCTGTAATCGCATAAGTTACTGAATAGTCACTTACAGCAGTCAAAGTTTTATTGCCGTTGTGCTTGCTTCCGCAACCTGTGATATTTAAGACCTGCCCTACATAGAACACGCCAATGACTGAATCTTGAAAGTAAGAAGTTCCTGTGTTTGTTGTATTGCTGTGTCCGATTATTGGAGTCGTGTTAGCCCATAGAAAAGGCAACAAGACATCATCAGAGGCATCGCAGACTGACTGCAATACGGCATCAGTATAGAGAGTTCCAATACCTAATGCGGTACGAAGCTCTGCGACTGTTGTGATGCTCATTGTTATCCTTTCTAAAGACTCAAGGGAGCTGCAAGGGCTCTGGCAGCCCCCTTGAGCGACTTAGGGTGTTACTTATGGAGCAACGATTAGCTTGCGGAAGGCTGCTGGGTAGCGATTAACTACACAGACGAATCCACTGATGCCGATTTCGAGCTGTCCATTTGCAACGATATTTGAACGAACCTGGAGTGTGCCTGATTCGTGGAAGCGCATTGCGTTTGTTGGATAGACAAGTGCGTGCTTAGCGTTTGCATTGTCACCTGTGTAGTTAGGATCTACAACAAGTCCGAGTCCTGCGACTGTGCCGTTTGTTGATCCCTGTGTGATGAGACCAGCAGCGTTCTGTGATGCTGCTGCTGCGAATAGTGGTCGGCTTGAACCATCTACTGCTCCAAGGAGACCAGCGAAGTCAATGCCGTCTTCTCCACCTGTTGTTGCAACCAATAGGTTGTTAGGTGTTGCACGCATTACGCCGTAAGCATCTGAGATACCTGCTGCGATAGACTTGTAAATTGTTGTTCCAGTTGAACCTGCTGCTGCTTCTGCTGCAATCTTAGCTGCGTAAGCATCTGTCTTCTGAGCGTAGCTTGCTGCCAACTCACGAAGATAGAGGTCAAGGAATGATGGATCAGAGCGCAAAACGAGTTCTTCGTCCAGAACGCCAGCGCCAGCAAACTTAACAACTGTGTCTTCCTGAAATGTGACCGCAGTATCTTGTGACGCATATTCTGCGCCTTCTGCTGTCAATCCGACAATCGCCTGATTGCCAAGCTTTGGAGTAAACACCTTCATGCCGTAAGCAGGTAGCGCAGCGCGCTCGATGCTATCAATAAAGGGTCTTGAC